GGTCGGTCAGCGGCGTTAGAACTCCGACTTGGAGCGACGGCATCAGTTTCACAGTGTCTTGAGGAGGACAAAAAATGAAAGACATGATTATTGCGGCCCTGAAACGGGCTGGATGGACGGCGGCTGAAACGGCCCTCGCCATGATTCCCGTAGGCGTTGGGATTGAGCAAGTCAACTGGATTCACGTTCTTTCCGTGGTGGCGGTGGCCTCCATCCTGAGCTTGCTCAAGTCGGTGGTGGCTGGTATGCCGGAGGTCAAGGAATGACAGCGGCGGAAGTGCTGGCCCCGGTTGAGCGGCTGGCTGGAGAACGGGAAACAGGCTACGGCAACAACACCTCGGTCAACACCCACTACGGGGCCGGGGGCGCGGCCTACTGCGGCATGACGGTCAAGTACGGCTTTGAGATGAGCGGCAACGCGGCGGCAATCTCCTCTTGCCACTCGGTCATTTGGGTCCCGACTTTCCGCGAGTGGGCTTCGGAGCACTGGCAGAGGATTGACCGGGACAAGGCGCAGTACGGAGACGTGTTTTTCCTCGGCACCCGGCACACGGGCTTCATCTTTGCGCCGTATGACGGCAACGTGGTCATCACCCTTGAGGGTAACGCGGATGTCTACGCAACGGCGGCTCAGGCTGAATCGTCTGCGGTGGATTCCGGCGGCTTTGAGGGCATTGGTTACAAGAAGCGGCGGCTGACAACTGAATTTCGGGTTTATCGTCCACCCTATTCCGCACAGAGCACAAGCGTCCGGCGGAACGGGGTGGATGTCTCTTACTGGAACGGGAGCGGGGTTGACTGGACCAAAGCAAAGGCGGCGGGAATCGACTTCACCATCATCCGCGTGGGCTGCGGCAAAGGGAACATTGACAGCACCGCAGAGGGCAACGCAAAGCGAGCGGAGAAAGCTGGCGTGGATGTCGGGTACTATTGGTTTTCGTATGCCTCCACCGCAGAGGAGGCCCGTGCTGAGGCGGATTATTGCTGTGACGCGATTGAGCGCATCGGGGTCAAGCCGACTTACCCGGTGTGTTTCGATTATGAGTATGACAGCGAACAGAAAGCCCCGCCCAAAGAGAGCATCGTCAACCTCGCCCGTGCGTTCCTTGACCGCGTGCGAGAACGCGGTTACATCCCGGCGAATTACACCAACTATGACTATCTCAACCGAGGCTTTGATGCGCTCGTGGGCGAGTATGACCTCTGGCTTGCTCAGTGGGGCGTGTCCAAACCGGGGAAAGATTGCCAGATTTGGCAGTACACCAGCACGGGACGGCCTGACGGGTTCTCTGGCGTGGCTGACATGAACATCGCGTTTAAGGACTACGGCAAACCCGAACCGAAGCCCGAGCCTACACCGACACCCACACCGAAGGAGGAACAGTGCATGGTACTGTGTAACATCATCAAGAACGGCTCCAAGGGGAACACCGTCAAGAGCTGGCAGACGCTTCTCAACTTCTGGGGCTTCAACTGCGGCAACGCTGATGGCATTTTCGGCGGCAAGACAGAGGAGGCCACCAAGAAATTCCAGAAGGAATACGGCCTTGAGGCCGATGGCGTGGTAGGCAGCGCCACCTGGGGGATGATGTTGGCATGAGCGAGGCGGTAATGGTCGCCCTTATCACAGGGGGCGTGTCGTTGCTCGGCACGGTGATAACGATCCTTGCCACCTCCAGCAAGACAGCGCAGGACATGAAGATCAACCAGGCCGTCACCGACACAAAGATCGAAGAACTCACACGGGAGGTCCGAAAGCACAATGGCTTCGCAGAGCGGATGCCCGTGGTAGAGGAGCAGATCAAGGTGCTGAACCATCGCGTTCAAGACCTGGAAGACGTGGAGAAAAAATAAATGCTTGGTGACTTTGAGCTAATCACCCACACGATCCCCACCCAGGATGACATCCGCATCTATCCAATCTTTGATGTACACCTGGGCGCGGCTGAACACATGGAGCGGGCGTGGAGTCAGTTTTGCATTGACATTCTGGAGGATCCACATGCTTACATCATCCTCGGCGGTGACCTTTGCAACAATGCCACTAAAAATTCCATATCGAACGTGTACGATGAAGTCCTCCGTCCCCGTGACCAAAAGCGTGTCATGACGGAGATGTTGACCCCGCTCCGAGAGCGCATCCTGTGTGCCGTCACCGGCAACCATGAGCGCAGATCTATGCGGGATGTGGACAGCGACATCACCTATGACATCATGTGCAAGCTGGATCTGGAGCACCTCTACCGCACCAACATGGCGTTTATGAAGATTCAGCTAGGCAAGCAGCGCACATCCGGCGGCTCCAGAAATGACGCTGACAGCCGCCCGGCCTACGTCCTGTGTGTCACCCACGGCGCTGGCGGCGGGATGCTGACCGGCGGTTCAGTGAATCGCAATGAGCGCTTCGGCTATGTCCTCGATGGTGTGGATGCCATCATCACCGGACACACCCACAAGCCATGGGTGACGCAGCCGTCCAAGATCGTGGTGGACAAGCACAACAACAGAGTCACCACCCGACCGTTCAAGGTCATCTCCGCAACGTCCTGGCTGAATTATGGAGGCTATGCGGCTCAAAAGATGCTCCTGCCGACCAGCCACGTCAAACAGATCATGGTGCTCTCCGGGCACGGAAAGGAAATAAAGGTCGTAATGTGAAGAGCGCAGGAAAAGGCGTCAAGTTTGAGAGGATCCGCCGGATCACCGGCTACCTCGTGGGCACCATCGACCGATGGAACGATGCCAAACAAGCAGAAGAACGAGATCGGGTCAAGCATGGCCTGAAATGACAAAGCCGGGGGCGTTATGCTCCCGGCCTTTTTTGTTAGCATTTTTGTTAGCATTTTCTTTTGTTTGAGTGTACAAATGTTTTGTCTGTAATCAAAGAAAATGGCCTGTTTTTGACCTCAAATGGATGATTTTTGACGTAAAAAACCCCGAAATCACAATGGATTCCGGGATTTGGTGCGGGGAATGGGACTTGAACCCAAAAGGGAAACGCCATAACCATTGATATCACTGTACTTTTGAAACTATGTTAGCATTTTTGTTAGCGTTTTTGAAAAAAGTTTGGAGTTTGTTTGCACTTGTTTGCTTATCTTTTTCGCTGATGTGGGTGTATATTTTCCGCATGGTCTGATAGTCGCTCCATCCTCCGATCTGCATCGCGCCCAGCTCCGACACGCCGAGATGGTAGCACAGGGAGGCAAAACTGTGTCGAAGACCATGCACACCAACATCGGGCAGGCCAGCCGCCGCACAAGCCCGCTGAATGCGTTTCCTGAGCGTTCCAACGTTGCCGGTGACCACGGGGCCGGTCTTGTCCTCCACGGCCTTCAGAGCGGCCTCCAGGCGCGGCAGAAAGATGGGGACATCGCGGGTGGAGGATGCGGTCTTGTTCTGGTCACGCTTCACCGGTTTTGCATCCACGCCCAGGATCACGGAGGACCGCACATGGATGACCTTGTTTTCGAGGTCGATGTCCGACCAGTCCAGGCCGTAGATCTCCGACCGGCGCAGGGAGGACAGGGCGAGGAGCGCACCGATCTCTCCGGGCTGGTCCTTGATGACCTTCATGAAGATGGGGATTTGTTCTGCCGTGAGCCATTCCTTGTCATGCGGCTTCTGCGAGGGCAGGGTGACGGTCACCTCGCGGCCTGTGTCCATCAGCGCGGAGCGGATGAGGCCCCAGGCGTTCTTGATCGTCTTCGGGGACGTTCCGGCCGCGGCCTCCGCATTGACGGCTGCCTGCCAGTCGATGGAGTTGACCGGCTTCTGCATGATGTCCTGGAAGTAAACGCGCTTGTATGCCTTATAGCCGCGGATGGTGGACGGTGACAGCACCGCGGAGCGCTTATTGATGTAGTCATCCAGCACGGTGGACAGTGTGGGCGCAGCCCGCTCCACGAGGCGCTTCCCTGCCCTGTGTTCCGCTTTGATTAATTCCGCTTGCCGCTTACACTCCCGTGCGCTTGATGCGCTCACAGGGACGCTCACGCCGTCCAGACGGAGTTGTATAAACCATGTGCCGCTTTTCAGCTTGCGCGGTTCGGGGACTTTCATCCTGCTTCCCTCTCAATTTCGGCAATATCCTTGTCCGATTGGAAGTGGTTCAATATGATGTGTCGGAACTCATGCGGCGCTCGCGCTAGGAGCTGCTCCCATGTAAACCGGGCGTTCAGATTCAGCGTGAACGTTCCATCAGGGTTCTGGACACAAAACATATCCGATGCGTAGTTAGGAAAATTCCAGTAATCAACATAGTAATCTTCCCCTTCTCTCAGCATCTATCACTCCCCCTTTATGTTGTTTCTGGCCTCCCATGCCGTGACTATGGCTTCAATCTGCTCCTTTGTTGCAGATTTGAACGTGTGGAATAACATCTTCATCTCCGGGCGCTGTTGAAGCTCTTGCAGGTATTCAGTCAGCTCCGGATCATCGTTGACCAGTCCTTCACCGGGCTGGTCTTTTTTTGTTTCTTGACCGTAAAGATATGGAACACTCACGCCGAAATATTCAGCCACACGGCTTGCGCTCTCTGCGTTCAAGGTCTTTTTCCTTCCGGACTTGAGGTCTGTCATGGTAGATGTGCTGAGTTTGCACTCCTTGCACATCCGATAACCTGTGATGCCTCTTGATTCACACAATTCGGCAAGTCTTTTGTACAATTCTGACATATTACACCATCCCGTAATAGTACATTATCACGAATTACTTGAAAACGTGATAAAAGTGTTGACTATTACGTGAACCCGTAGTAATATACTGACATGAGGCACGGGTTCGCGTAATAAACTGATTGTTGGCACGTTCATTATATTACGCTTTCCCGTAATCCGTCAATAGCATTACGTAAACAGGAGGTGAAATATTTGGCAATCACGTCATTTGGGAAGTCCGTCAAGATTCGGTTGATTGAGATGGAAAAGACCCAGGATTGGCTCATTGAGCAGGTGAAGAACCGCACGGGGCTGTTTTTCGATTCGTCCTATCTGTGGAAGATTATGAACGGCGTTGTGGCTACGCCTGGGATGGTTGAGGCGATCCGGGAGATTCTCGACCTGCCTGACCCTGTGAACAAAGGGTAATTCAGCGGTTGTCCCATTTACGGGACAGTAAACATAATAGGGCTTATCTGTTCCCCACTGCCAGTCAACGTTATGCCTGCGCTTATAGCGCACACGCCGCGCATCGGTGGGTTTTCATTCTCCTTGACATTAGCTGTACATTCTCCTTTCGTGTTGTATCCGGGGACTGGCAGCGTGGAGCAGGTAAGCGGATAGGAGGGCAGTATGCCAAAAATCGTGCGAATGACAAACGATGAGAAGCGCCGGAAGGCACTCAAGCGGATGATCGTGGAGGAGTGTGCCAGCCACGAAGATATCAAGACCCTCACGGGATTAGCTGAGAAGATGGGGGTGGACTACTACCTGCTTTATCAGCGAATCCACCGGGGGACGATCCCGGCCATGATGCTGAACGACATCCTTCACGCCCTGGACGCATCACCGGAGACGGTGGCGCGGTTCTACAAGATTTAGGAGGACAACAAATGATTCTAGCGCTTGTAATCGCCGGGGCATGTCTGATCGAAAGCCCGATCGGGGTGATCTTGATCGGCGCGGCGGTGCTGATGGCGGTGGCGAAATGAGGAGGGCAATGGTCAAGATCGTTCTGATTGTGCTCTTCGGAGCGGGACTCCTAATGACAATGAGCCTTTGCCATGCGGCCCGGAAAGGCGATGACCAGATGGAGCCGAAGGATGTGAGCGTGGCCACCACCCGGACGTTCTGCCGCTATCCGGTTCCGTTGGATGATGATCTCCAACAGCACATAATCACCACGGCAGTGGACAAGGGCATTTCCCCGGCGCTGGTCATGGCGATCATCCAGAGGGAAAGCAACTTCGACCCCGGCAAGATCGGGGACGATGGGAACAGCTTCGGCCTGATGCAGATCTACGCCAACCAGCATACAGACCGTTGTGTCCGTCTGAATGCCGTCAATCTGCTTGACCCGTATCAGAACATCCGTGTTGGCGTTGATATCCTCGCGGAGCTGATGGGCCACGGCAAGAGCCTTGATTGGGTCTTGATGGCCTATAACGGCGGCATGAGTTACGCCGGGCAGATGGCTGCGGATGGAAACGTCTCCAGCTACGCCACTCAGGTGATGGCGCTATCTGAGCAGATCGCCGAGGGGGTGATGGTGGTCACCGCTGAATAAAAAGCGCGGCCCCGGATGCCGGTAACATCCAAAGGCCGCAAAGTAATTAAGCTATCGTGATTATAGCACGAAATTGGAGGATATGCAAATGGAAAGAATACCAGAGCGGCGTCTTGACCCGCCCGCCGAACCGGACCCCATCGAACCGCGCTGCCCCATCTGCGGGGCATCCTGCGACACCTTCCACGTCAACAAGGATCACGAAATCGTGGGCTGTGAGGAGTGTCTTTCAGCGGTGGACGCATGGGATTGGGTGAACACATGAAAAAGAGCGCGAAAACAAAGAGTTATCACGAGCGCTTGCAGTGCTACGAGGAGGAAAAACGGCTGCTCCAGTCCATGGGGCTTGACCCGTTCGAGTATGAGCGGCTTCTGCGGAAGGCCGCAGAGAAATGGAAAGTATGAAAGGAGATTATATGTCAGTACAAGAAGTGGGAAAGGTTTTCTCAACAACCGACTATGATTATTTTCGGGGTATTGAGGAAAACCGTATTGTAACAGAAGGCAGAGTAAAAAAGTTGATGGCCTCGTTTGGAGAAAAAGATATTTTCAACCCGATCATCATTAATGAAAAGCACGAGGTTATTGACGGACAGGGAAGATTCGAAGCAAGGAAGGCAATGGGACTCCCAATTTATTTCATTGTTGTTCCCGGTCTTACGGCAAAAGATTGCGCCATTCTTAATCTGTATAACACAAAATGGACGGCGGTTGATTGGCTTAACAGTTGGTCAAAAAATAAAGACAATAGAATTTCGCAGAATTATAAGACGTTTTTGCATTGCCTTTCGGTAACAAAACTAAGTTTAGGAACCGCTCTCCGGCTTGCTGGAAAATCAAGATATGGTGAAGTAGGTGGCGGAGAGCGTGTTGATTCTATTGCAACGGGTAAACTGTCTTTTTCTGTTAATGACCATAACCGGGTCGTCGAAAAATGCACAATGGGAAATCAAATCTTAGAGCATCTTTGCTTTACCGCCAGAGCAAGCGAAGCATTTTGGTCAGCGGTTGCGGTTATTACCGATTTCGATGGATACAGTCACACCCGGATGCTGAAGAACTGCGAGAAAATGAGATCTTCATATAATCAAATGGCTAACACTGGAAGTCAACTTAAAGAATTTTCGCGCATCTATAACGTTGGATATGGCACAAAGAACCGCCTTTATTTTGAGGACTACATGAGGAACAAGGGACACAACGTCAGAAGTTACGATGTCGATGGAATTGCTGCAGAAGCCCTTGATAGAGATAATATATCTTCTCTGATTGTAGGAGGGTGAGATGGCAATTCTAACATTAATCTACGGGCAGAGCGGAACCGGCAAAAGCACGAGCCTCCGCAATCTTCCCCATGACAAGACGGCAGTTATCAACGTGAGTGGAAAGCCGCTCCCGTTCCGCAACCCTATGAAGACAGCAAAGACGGATGACTATGCGAAGATCACCGCCTTCATCCACGGGGAGGACGCCCCGCCCATCATCGTCATTGATGACTTCACCTATCTCATGACGGATGAGTTCATGCGGAATGCGAAGGAGCAGGGCTACCAGAAATTCACCGATCTGGCGCTCAACGTCTTCAACCTCATGAAGGAGTGCATCGCGCTCCCGGAGGACAAGACGGTCTACCTGCTGGGGCATTCGGAGCTGGATGCCAACGGCAATGAGAAGTTTAAGACCATCGGCAAACTGCTGGACGAGAAGGTGACGCTTGAGGGGCTTTGCACCAACGTCCTGAAGACCGTGGTGAAGGATGGCAAGTATTACTTCTCCACCCACAACAGCGGCATGGACACGGTGAAGACGCCCATGGCCATGTTCGAGGAGGACTACATCGACAACGACCTGTATCTGGTCGATAAAATCATCCGGGCATATTGGATGATGCCCGAAGTATAAGAGGAGGATTACAGTTTATGAAACCCATCGACCTTTCCAACGTCCAGGAGGCTGGCAACAGCACGAGGCTCCCCGCGGGCGGTTACGTCTGCAAGATCATCAGCGCGGAGGATGTCGCAGATCGCGCCTACATCCTCGTGCAGTACGACATCGAGGAGGGCGACTTCGCCCACTACTACGAGGAGCGCTTCCGGGCGAATCCCACATGGGGGTGGGGCGGCAAGCTCTACAAAAGCTATAAGCAGACGGCGCTCCCCATGTTCAAGCGTTTCTGCTCCTGCGTGACCAAATCCAATCCCGGCTACCTGTTTGACGGCAACACCAACGCCGATGAGAAGACGCTGACCGGGAAGCTGATCGGCATGGTGCTGGGCGAGGAAGAGTACACCGGCAACGATGGCACCATCCGCACCCGCCTCTACTGCGTCACCGAGAAGAGCGTGGAGGACATCCGGGCTGGGAAATTCAAGGTCCCGGAGAAAAAGACCCTGGCGACCACTTCCAGCGGTTTCACCGACCTGGGCGGCGGTAACGATTCAGATCTGCCGTTCTCGTGATCCTCATGACCATCATTGAGGACACACGGCAAAAGCCGGGAGAACACACCATCAAAGCGGATGGATTCCATGAGCGCGGCATCCGCGTCATCCGATGCAAGCTGCCGTTTGGGGACTATGCCAACGTCCCCACGGTGGCGGTGGACACGAAGCGCGACATGGACGAAATCGCCGGGAACATCGGCAGCGACCACCGCAGATTTGCCGCTGAGTGCAAGGCGGCGCAGGAGGCCGGGTGCAAGCTCTATTTCCTGATTGAGAACCGCTATGGCATCCGCACCGTGGATGATGTCCATCTGTGGGTCAATCCGCGTGTGATCTACTCCCCAAAGGCCATCACCGGGGACCGCCTGGAACGAGCCATGAAGACCATGCAAGAGCGCTATGGCTGCACGTTTCTTTTCTGCGAACCTGAGCAGGCCGCAGGAATTATCCAATCACTACTTGAAAGGGGCTGATGATGCTTGACCGAGATCCACGAATGGGCGCTAAAGTACGCCGAAGCTGGCCTTGCCGTCATCCCCGTGAACCCAAAGACAAAAAGCCCGTACACCAACCACGGGAGCCACGATGCGAGCCGCGATCCCAGACAGATTGACCTGTGGTGGAAGACCTTCCCGGATGCCAATGTCGGCATCGTAACCGGGCAGATCAATGCCGGGCTGGTGGTAATCGACCTGGATGTGGACCAGAACAAGGGCATTGACGGCGTGGCAGAGCTGCGCGAGTGGGAGCGTCACAATGGACGCTTGCCCGAAACCTGGCGTGCCATAACCGGACGGGGCGGCGCTCATCTGTACTACCTCGCGCCGGGCGATGATGTCCGAAACCACGTCAAATTCCTCGATTGCATTGACGTGCGCGGTGAGGGCGGCTATGTCGTGGCCCCGCCGTCTGTCCACCCGAATGGCAACAAATACTTTTGGGAAGATGACCCGGACGATTACGACCTGGCCCCGGCTGATGAGAATGTCCGGCGTTTGCTCCGGGCCTGTGAGCAGAGCGAGGTCGCGCCGACCTCCACCGGGCGGGGAGCCGAGTTTATCATCCCAGCCACCACCACCGAGGGTGCGAGGGACAACGACCTCTTCAAGATCATCTGCTCCATGCAGGAGCGCGGATATTCTGATGCCCTCATCGAGGCGGGCGCGCTGGCCCACAACCGGCAGAACTTCAAGCCGCCGCTGGAAGATGACTATGTGATCCAAAAGGTAAAGTATGTCCTGGGCAAGTACAAGAAGGGCAAGCCCATCCTCTACGATGAGGACGGCGAACCGGTGGACGGCTGGCATGAGCCATTTATCAAGATCGCGGACAACGGCAAGCCCATGCAGACCATCTCCAATATGACCGAGG